TAAAGTATCAGAGCCTGAAGTTTCTTCTTTTGGTGGATTTTCCGGTAAAGTGGGCAACCAACCTAGCACAACTGGTTGTTGGCACTCAACACCATCTTTAAAAAATCCAAATACCCATAATCCTTCAATTAATCCAACAGGAGCACCTTGTGGTGTATTGCCTGTTGTTGCTGGTTGAATGACTTCAGCCCAAGGTAAAGCGTCTGTGGGAATGTCTTTTTTAAATGGACTGTGATAACTGTGGATACGTACTCTAACTCTTCCCTTTTGTAAAGGATCTATTCTGTCCTCTACACATCCCCACCACCATCTAAAACTGGGATCACCCAAATGATCATTAGGCATATTCGCCTCCCTTAGAATCTTTTACTGCTTTAATACGCATAATGTATGTTGCTGACATTGCATCAGAAGGACCACCACTCTTTAACCCAATATCATGTGAAATTGTAGTGATTAGAAACACACCAGTACCTAGCACATCTTTTTCTTTTAAATTTTCTCCAGAGTCTTCGATGAGAGATTCATTTACAAGTTTTCTAACTTCAATCAAATCCCCAACTTTCATTTCGCTGTTGCCCGGTACATTTAGATAGACTATGCTTTGATCTAAGTTTTGCATAGATGCCATTCGATTACCTACCCAATCATCTTGCAATCCCACACCATCTTGACCAGATTCCTCTTCTGAAGGATCATGTAAAAATCTTTGTTTTGTAAATCTTCTTACAGCAACACCACTTTTTGCCACTTTCTTAAATTCTTCATTTTCGTCTAAATTCAATATTGGTTTATCTGATAATGTTGTGTATTTGTCTTTATTATAAACATGTGTCTTAGAATAATAATCACCAGTTGTAGTATCGAATGAAATTATTTCAGAAGAATACATTCCTTGAAGTGCATTCTGTATTGGAGAAAAGGAATGATACGAATGGCGTAAAATCGAATATTTTACTTCATCCAATGTCATTTCTGGATATGGTAAAAATTGTTTGTATTTCCATTTTACCAATTGTTTTTTAAATAAAGATATTGGTTTAAACCAATATTTACCATCTATATCTTGATAGAAAGTATAATCTACATCTTTGGGATTATTTTCTGATACCGCTTGTTTGCTTAAATTTACAATATGTCCAAATGGAGATTCATAAGGTAAAACTCTTTTAATTTTATTTTTAGTCGCTTCAACATTACATTCTATCTCTATTTCTTTACATAGAGATTTTACTATGTTTGAAATGGTATCATTATAATTTTTTGAAACCATTCTTATATTATTTGTAAAAAGAGGCTTTGATGCAAAATAAGCAGTCACTTTTGCAAGAGAAGAACCAGCATCTGTGCTTTCTGGAACAATATTATAAACATAAAAATCTTTTGATGTTATTTCTTTTTCTGGTTCTTCATTTACTAAACTATGAAAAGAAAAAGTAATTTCGTTCAACCCACCAAGTGTTCCAGTTATTTGATATAAATTTGTGCTTGGAGTATTTAAAGCAACAATGTTACCTTTCAATACAGGATCGAACAAACTTTCAGTTAAAGTTAGCGACAGCGTAACTTCTGATATGTCTACACCGTTTAATAGTATATTAGGTTTATTTGTTAGTATAACGTTGTGAACCATATCATCCCTGTGCTATTGTCTTAAAATTATTTACGAAGAAAGAAACATATTCTTTTTTGATCAATGTTATAGATCTTTTTGCTTCATTTAAATTATTTTCGTATTCTTGATTTGTAATTGTTTCGGATGGTATTACCCCAGAAATATAACTTTGTAATAATACTCTATTGCTTCTTTCATTAGAAAAATTAAAATGATGAAGACTGTAAGCATTTTCGTAAACTATTTTTTCTGGAAACAACCCAAACAAATATTTTCTATCCTTATCCAATACAACCAAATTGTCTAGTATTTGAATAGTTGAAAGACCTAATGCAGGATCGTTTAGTTTAGTGACCTCTAATTTATTTAAATCGCGGTCACAACCTAAAACTTCATATTCCGTTGTTCCATTTAACACATATTTTGCATTACAAAGCGGAGCAGGATTTGATATTAATTGATTGTCGGTGACAAACAATGAACTTTTATTTCCATATTTTGACTCGATATATTGTCCCAACTCTTGAGAAGACATAGGCCAATCAAAATATCTACTTTTGATATTGTTTAACAACATTATTACCCAGTAGTAGTCCACTTTACCATAATAACCAAAAGATACACTTTCTGGTGTTTGTCCTTCGGTTATGTCATACTTTTCAAACAAATCTGTATTTAAAATATTAGGATCAGAAATTACCACACGCTTTAATATGTCGGGTATGGTTGTTCCTTGATAGTCTGTTGTTCCTAGTTTATTAAAATACATGTATTAGTCCTTATTTTTTATACAAACTCTTTATTGTTTCTTTGGTGCTTGGAACCAATTCTTGGAATTCTAAAGTCACTACATTATGTACAGGTTGTCCATCTTCATGGAATGCGGGAAGACCTGATCCAAATGGGTTTACAGTCATATTAGTTAAAGCACACTTTTTAGCAGAAAGAAAAACTTTAGAACCCACTTTCATTTCAATATTAAATATGTTTGGTGTTTTGTAACCTACTCCATTTATTTCCGGTAACATATTTTCTCTCATATCAAATATAAACTGTTCGTATTGTTGAGCAGATTGTGTGTTTATTGGCATAAAATCCCAACTGAATTGAAACTGCCTAAGATTTGCATTTTTAAATAGTAAAGTGTTAATTGGATTTCTCGCTACACCGGCTCGTCTCAATACTTCCTTTGTAGCACCACCTATTCCCACTTGTCCGGCAAGATCCGGAGCAATATTTGAAAAAATACCACCGATGTCAACACTTTGACCTTGTGTACCCATAACTCTTTGTGCAATTGCATCTAAGGTAGTAGCCGCAAGTTCTTCTTGTTGCCAATCCATACTAAAAACATCGGTTATCTCTTTGGGTAATTGAAGATAGTATGTGATTATTGGTGTTGGATTTGCCTCTACAACGGCGTTATTATTAATTACATCAATTACACAAAATATTTTTGAATTCTGTGGTTGTCCTGTGGATGGTGCAAAGAAGTTGACTATTTTTCCCATGTATAATCCTTTTCTAAATATATGTATGTCGTACAAAGGTAAGTTTAAGCCAAAGAATCCCTCTAAGTATAGGGGCGATCCAACTAATATAATCTATCGTTCTTTATGGGAACGTAAATTTATGACATTTTGCGATAACACAGATAACATCGTGAAATGGGCTTCAGAAGAATTACCAATACCTTATATTTCTCCTGTTGACAAAAAATATCACAGATATTTTGTAGATTTCATCATTGAAGTAAAAGAAAAAGATGGAACAATTCAAACCTACATGGTTGAAATAAAACCACATAGAAAATGCTCAGAACCAGCAAAAAAGAAAAAAATAACAAAAGGTTATTTGCAAGAAGTAGTCGAGTGGCAAATAAATAAATCAAAGTGGGCATTTGCAGAAGAATATGCTAAAAAGCGTAATTGGAAATTTAAAATAATAACAGAGAAAGAGTTATTTGGTGGAAAAGAACCAACAGAAACCGAAACCGATTAATACACCCCAATCCGCTTTAAAATGGTTACGTGATTCTATGCGGGGAGTCAACAAAACGGGCAAAGTAACAGACTACTCTGATTTTTTAAAAGACACCACCAAAAACATAAAAAGAAAACTACCGGGACAGGTTTTATTGTTTAAATACAAACCATCAACCCGCACAAGAATTTTTGACAGGTATCCTTTAGTTTTGGTTACTGGAATCGGGGGAGGGGGGTTTTATGGTATTAATCTGCATTATATCCCCCCCAAGGATAGATTTAAAATGATCATGTTAATGAACACTTTAATGTTAAATCCCAAAGAAACCGATCCACACAGAATTCGTATCAAAATAATGTCAATATTGAATAAGAAAATATTTGCTAAATATACTGGTGTTGTTTTTAATCAATATAATGTCAGCAATATAATCGGAAAACCAAAAATAACTACACCGGAAGAATGGACTCAGTTTGCATTTTTACCAATGTTTAAAGGTATTTCTCCCAGTAAATTGTATTCCGAAATATTAAAGGAAACACGAAATTAAATGGCATACGCAGACGTACAAACAGCACTAAACAGTATAAGAGGTTTGGCAAGACCAAATAGATTTACTGTAAATCTAAACTTTAATAATGCTAATTTGTATTTTAGTGGATATGCTGAAAGTATTGACATACCACCATTGGGAGTAGGTACTGCGGATTTTCAATTCAACACTCAACCTTTGCTAAAAATACCATACGTTAAACTTCCGGCACAAACTTGTAATATAACTTTTCGTTTAGATGCACTAGGAAACCCAGTTAAAACATTTTACAGCGAAATAAATAACAGAATTGTTAAAAATGTAAATGGAGACTACTTTATTGGTTATTTGGATGATGTTGTTGGTGATATTGACATTTCTTGTCTTGATACAGAAAAAGATAAAAAACTTTTCACAATTAAACTTTCGTATGCGATGTTGAGCAATATAGAAGCCGTTCAATTATCATACGATGAACGCGATTCGTACTTAAAACAAACCGTTACCTTTGCATATAGAGATGCATCGGTTATTTGAATTATTTAGAATAGGATTTTACTATGCCACTACCAAAAATTGACGTTGCAACCTTTGAAATGAAATTACCATCAAATGGTCAAAAGATAAGATATAGACCATTTTTAGTTAAAGAAGAAAAGATTCTTTTAATAGCAGCAGAATCTAAAGACAATGATCAAATACTATTAGCAATGGATCAAGTTATTAGCAATTGTTTAATAGACAAGATTGATATTGAAGATGTTCCTTCATTTGACATAGAGTATATTTTCTTAAAGTTACGCGAAAAATCTATGGGAGAAGTTATAAAAATTAATGTAATTGATCCCGATACTAGTAAAAAATTTCAAGTAGACGTTGATCTTAATAAAGTTATTGTAAAAAGATCTACAAAACATGAAACGAAATTAAAATTATCAGATTCTTTATTTGTAGAAATGAAGTATCCCAATATGCGTACAATTTTGTCTGTAGATCCCTCAAAACCATTGGTTGAAAATGGATTTAATTTAATCGTAAATTGTATCAATAAAATTTATGATAAAGAATCTGAGTATAAAGCATCAGATTATTCCAAAGTAGAATTGCAAGAATTTGTTGAGCAATTTACGCAAGACATGTATGAAAAATTAAGTAATTTCTTCGATACCATGCCTTCCATTTATTATGAATCAGAAGCAGTTTCTCCATTTACACAAAAGAAAGTAAAGGTTGTTCTCGATAAATTTGTAGATTTTTTCGACTAGGGCTGGCGAGTGAGTCTTTAGAGAATTTGTATAAAACAAATTTTCTTCTCCTACAAGAACACAAGTACAGCCTAACTGAATTGGAAAACATGATACCGTGGGAAAGAGAAATTTATCTAAATCTTTTAATAAAACATGTAGAGGAAATAAATAAAAGAAGAGAACAATTAAAGAAAAAATAACTAATGTTAGCACTACCAACAATAACATCCGAGGGTAAACAAAACACTAAAGCAGTTTCTGGTATTGGACGAATGTTCTCAAATACTGGAACTGCTATGGTTTCTTCTTTTCAAAGAAACACGACTCCATCACGAAGAAGAAGAATTGCCCGTCCAGAGTCATCTACTCTGTCAGAAAAAATGGATGCTGCGGTACAAAAACAAACTCAGGGATTAGATTACAAGTTTGTCAAAAAAGCATTTGATATTTACATAAACTTAGCAAACAACATAAAAAAGACTGTAAACGATTTAATCCAAAAAGTAAAAACCATACTTGGTATACAAAATGAAAGTGCGTCGTTAAAGGCACAAACTCGTTCACCAATACCCCAACAATCGACAGAACAACTAAGAGAAACCGCTGAGGCTCAACAAGAACAAGTTTCTTTGCAGATGGATCAAAATAAAACTTTAATCGACATTAAAGTTATTATGGAAAAGATCTTGAAGAAAATTGGAACGGGTGGTTCTGGTGAGGATTCTGGTGGTGGATTGTTGAGCACTGCCGCCGATGCTGCTATTCTTGCTTCTACATTAAGAAGAGGAGGAAAGGCTGGAGCACTTTCTCGTGTTGCCAGAGTTGCTGCTGGTGGAAAATTAGGAGCACTTGCAAAAGTCCGAGGAGCGTCAGCACCAGTTACAATGACCGCTAAAGCAATTGATACCACAACAAAAGCAGCAACTGGCACAAAAGCAGCAATAACAGGAACGGCATCAAAAGCAGGAAGCAAAGCATTATCTCTTCTAGGTTTTGGAACTGCACTTGGTGCCGCTGGATCAGCTGCTCCAGCAATAGCACAATCAGTAGCCCCAGTTGCAGCCGGAATACAAAACATTCCAGGTCAAGGGTTTGTTATGCAACCCCCGTCAACACCAACCACAAGTCCTGCTCAACTACTTTCAACCCCCGCATCCACAACAGCACAAGCAGCGGCAGCAGCACCAAAGCCCGGCTTCTTTGGTAGAATGTTACAAACTGCAAGAAATATAGGCACTGGTGCGGTAGGAATGGTGCAACAACTTGGACAAGGTGGTCTAGAATTAGCAAAAGCCATTAAAAATCCTATGGCATTCCTAAAAGGACCTGGTAAAAACGTAATACTTCCTGCTTTAAAAAGAGTACCATTACTTGGTACTGCAATTGAAGGTATCATCGGATACTTAAACATACCAGCAATACAACAAGATCCCAATTTAACTCCAGAACAAAAGAAGGAAGCAATTGGTGCGGAATTAGGTAAAAGAATGGGTTCCCTTATCGGAACTACCATAGGTTCCGCTGTAGGTTTGGTTGGAGGACCTTTGGGTTCAATACTCGGTGGAGTTATTGGAACGTATGGTGGTGAATACGTTGGTAATTTAATTGCAGAGGCAATAGGACCAAAAGAAGTTTATGAATTTGCGGCTTCTGTGCCTGGAATAGGTGATTGGTTTAAGAAGGGTGTAGAAGCACCAACAACAGCAGAAGGACAAGCAAAAGTTGAGACACCTTCACTGCAAGAAGCAATGACACCGGCAACCCAAAGTCAACAACCTTCTGTAGAATTTGGGGGAACACCAAGAACACAACTCGCACCAGCAGCACAAATGCAAACAAGTGAAAGTGTGCAATACCAAACAAATAAAAGTATTAACAATGAATTGAGTACAATGCCTCAAACAGATAATAGACCTCTTGTAATAAACAATTATTACAATAATTCTAAAACATCTGTTGCTGGTGGCGGAAGTTCGTCTGCAATTGCATCAGATGGTAATGCAATTCCTCCAGATGAAAGTGGCATGCAGGCTCTACTTACTAGAGATTTGGGTAGAAATGCGGCTCTAGGAACTCAAGGGTAAAAAGAAAAGACGGCGTTTAAGCCGTCTTCTCCAAATCACACTCAAACAAAATTAGTTCACTCTTCCTTTGCCAACTTCTCAAAGTAAGAGAGCGCATCCTCTTCCTCCGCATCATCTTCGACCGGAGACTTCTTTTCTGGCATCTTTGGAGGATTCTTGAACTTTGGTGCAGAACCAAAACGCTGCTCCGCGTCCTCAATCTGCTCCATCTCTTCCGCAGTCTTTGCCTTACCTTCACTGCCACCACGAAGAACTGATTCCATCTTAGACTTTAGTTCGTCATAAGACTTGAAGTTCTCGGGATTAGTGAACTCCTTAAGAGCATACTGCTTCTTCCAAAGTGCTTCCAACTTTGCATCATCACCACCAAGAAGCGGAGTTGGCTCTTCAAATTCACTCTTGTCATAGTTGATATAACCAGCAACCTTGCGAATCTTCAACTTGAAGTTTGCACCTTGCCAGAAATCAAACACATTGACAGGAGAATCATCTGGGAATTCGGGCTGGATCTTTTCCATGATCTTATCAAAGATCTTCTTACCGAACTTAAAGAGGAACACCTTACCCTCGTTCTCCGGGTGCTTTGGATCGGAAACAACATAAACATTGGCAACATAACTCAACTTGCGCTTACGATCACGCGCAACAGTCTTGTCGTCTTCAATCCCGCTGTTCCAAAGTTCGTTGTTTGCTTCACACACTGGGCACTTCTTACCTAGTGTAGTTGGACAGTTCTCAATGAACCATCCACCCTTACCTTGGAAACCGTGACTGAACACACGCGCCCAAGGAACATCCTCACCGTCAACGACCGGTAAGAATCGAATTACTGCAAAACCATTTGATGCTTGATCCAGTTCAGGCTTCCAGAACCGGTCGTCCTTATACGACTCTGCACCACCCTTGTTCAACTTATCTAACTCTTGGGTGATCTTTGAGAGATCGGTGGACTTCTTCTTTAAATCTTTAAATGCCATTTGTATCCTTTCGTGTACGAAGTATTAAAGTGTGACAGATATACGAAGTATTATAACCGTATTATGTAGGTAAGTCAAATAGGAAGTCGAGAAGATTTGGGCAGGAAGTTCAATGACTGTGCTTCGGCTTTAATCTTTTCAACAACAGGCTTTGACAAATGCTTGGCAATATATGAAGGATCTATATTGTGTAATTCACAAATTTGTAGAACCGCATCCATATAAGAACAATTCTTCTTTTTAATTATCTTTTCAATTTCATTTTGAATATTTAATTCACCAGATTCAAGTATCATATTCTTTATTCTCCATATATTCCTTAAGACATTTGGTTGGTTGCCATCCAAGAGTTTGTTTAATTACAAAAATATCGGCACAAGTTTGTCTTGCTTCTCCAGTTCTTGGTGCAACATGAGTATACTCTCCACCCATCATTTTTGCAAGATCTAAAACAGAATATGATGTACCAGTTCCAACATTCATTATCTTACCACAAAGATTTGTATTGTGATTCATTGCTGCAATATTAGCAGAAACTACATCGGATACGTGAATATAATCTCTGGTTTGCAAACCATCTCCAACAACCGTCATTAATTGATTTGCTTTCTTTTGACGAGAGAATACACCAATTACAGGCGCATATGATCCGCGTTTTGGTTGTCTTGGACCATACACATTAAAATATCTAAAACAAGCAGTATCCAGATTGTACAAATCGGAGTACATTTTGCACAATCCTTCTGAAAAAAATTTAGAATATGAATAAGCATTTAAACAATCTGGTTTGTCGGATTCTTTTTGAATTGCCTTATTTGTCAATCCATAGATCGCAGAAGTACTTGAAAAAATTACACGTTTTGCTTTAACCATTTTGGCAGCATTCAATACATTTTGAGTACCAAAAGTATTAATATCTAATGCTCTACCGGGATTCAGAATACAATTTTGTATTCTTGCTTCTGCCGCTAAATGAAAAACGTACTCAGGTTCATGCCGATCAAATACACCATTTACAAGATGTTCATTTGTAATATCATAATGATAGTATTTTGCTTGTGGATTGAAATAGAATTGATCATGTGCATCTGATGAAAGATCATCCAAAACAGTAACATCGTGTCCTTGTCTTACTAATTCATCTACTAGATTTGATCCAATAAAACCACAACCACCTGTTACTGTAATGTTCATATTTCTCTCATTTCAATTAATATTGTGTATATTCTTGTTCATATTTAATATTCAATTTATCCATTATCTTATCACAACTCATTTTATCAGAAAACCAAGAACTATAATCATCTTTATTGAAATATTTACTATTAATCCACCAATCTTCATAATACAAATCTGGATACTTTCTTTGAGAGACATCGGAACATAAAAGAATATATCCTTTTTCTTGCAACAATTTTCTTTGCGGTTTCTTTTCAAATTCTTCAAACTTATTGACATCAAGATCACGTTCCATATAAGAATCATGTTCTATTGTTATAACTTTAAACTCATAATTACTGTTTATTATCTTTTCTAGTAATTTAAATCTATCTCCTAGATTTTCCATATCTAGTGTCAAATAATCAATAACAGTACTTTCATAATATTGTTTTAAGAAATCATTGTAATTAACATTCATACAGTCTTTCTGTATGAATTTGTTTTTTCTGCTAGATTTCCATTCTGAAGAAAAATCTAAAATATCAACAGATATACCGGTCCATCCTTGCAATTCCAGTGCATATGTGTTATTGATAAAAATCGGATGGGAACAACCTAAATCTAAAAATGTTCCATTGTTTTTTCTTAGTATATTGTATACAAAAACATCTTGTGCAGATTGAGAGTATGATTTCATATGTTACCAATTGTGCTTTCTTTTAAGTGCTTGTCTGTCCTTTGTAGCATAATCAAATTCAAGATTATATACTTCTGAATTTATAATGTTTCCAAATTTCATATGAAGTAGTTCTGAACCTAATACGAAATTTTTGAGTCCAGCATTTTTACATCTAAAACAATAATCGTATTCCAGATAAAAAACATGAAAATTATCCGTATCAAAAACTCCAACTTTTTCTATAGTGCTTCTATGTAAAACTAAAGGACCATCATTCAGAAAAAATGCTTGAGCATATTCTCCACTTTTTAACCATTTAGTATTAAAGGAGGGGGAAGAAATTGAAAAATGACTACTGTGATAATTTTTACCAGTTTGGTCAAATCCATCTCGCATACCAACTAAACCAACATTTTGTTCTTTTGTATATAAATTTATAATATTCGAAATAAAATTACTATCTTGTATGAATTGATCATCTTGCGGTGTAATAAAAATATCATAATCTGTTTTTAAAAACCGCTGTATTGCGGCATTTATATTCTTCATTCGATATTTTATTGGAGTTTCTTGTGCAGTGTGGCGATGATTTGAAAGATATTTCTGTTGATTATTAAAATGATGGAAATTTTTTAAACTTGAATCTTTTAAATCTTCAAATGTAATATCAATAAAAACATCATTTGGTATGAAATAGTTTATACCTCTCAAAATAAGATCAATGTGAGATTCTTTATTCCAAATATTATAATGCAAATAACATTTCATTTTGACAACTTTTCAAAAACAGTTAACGACCAAGCTTCGGCGACTAATTTTAGGCTATATTGTTTATAAATTCCGGACAACAATTCATCTGTAAATTTTGATGGACCGGGATGAAACCTTGCGCCATTTCTATACATTCTACTATCGTGTATACCAATATATCTATTGCATTTTACCTTGTCATAGTATAGATTAAAATCTCTTTTTACCGCCTCGTAATTATGATCACCATCTATAAACAAGAAATCGATAGAATCGTTTTCAATTAAATTAACCACACTTGGTTTTTCGCAATAATCGTTGATGAATGTAAATCGGTCTTTAGCAAAATTTGTGTTTTTTTCTATAATCTGTATATTCCCAATTAAACTACTTTCCATACTATCGGGTACTATTGGATCTATTCCAATATGTTTTACATTTGGATCTATGTTTAAAAAATGAGAACATCTTTCACCATTCAAAATACCTATTTCTACAGTATTTACAGACTGATTATTATTCTGTTGGAGTGCTCGTTTAACACAATGAGTAAAAATAACATTTTCACTTTCGGTGCCACCAATATGATTTTCGTTTATTGTTTGTTCAAAAACATAAGAATTCATAAATTACTCCTTGTGTGTTCCAATATCTGTGGAATGTGTTTTTCTCTTCTATCATTACCCCATTGAGATATATCCGGTATAGTAGTTATGTTGTGTTTTCGTCCCAATAAACTTAAAATACTTTGATCGTGTCGATGATCTTTAAACTCTGGATAATTTCCCAAACCACATACATTTGGATCATCTGTTATTATTCTAGAGTCTTCAGCAAAAGTTAACCATTCTTTAAAAAATTGAATGTTGTTTGCATTTTTTATACACACAATAAAACTTGCTAAAATTTGATTTACACTTAAATATGGTTCTGTATCTAATCCCATGTAATAAAAACAATCTCGTTTTGTCCATTTTTTATGTGTATGAAAATCTTCTAATGTAAACAATAAAATACCATTATGGGTAGTTTTGCAAACTTCTATAACTGGATTTATATTGTTAATAAAATGAGAACCACTATCCGCATAAAACAAAAGATCACCATCTTGCATTGATTCTAGAGTTTTTACAATAAAATATGGTTTCCACAACCAATAACCAGCACCTCTTGATTGGTTCAAAATGTGTTGATTTTTTGAAGAAAATTGCGGATCAATATCATTTACTCCATATGATTTTATTTCGTCAAAACCACCCACACTTTTACCAGTTTCACTATTTTTCTTTTGAGCATGGTAATATTTTTTATTCGCATAATTAATCAATATTTTTTTCATTCTGTTACTTCCTTTGCACCTTCTGGATTCATTAGTGGAAGTTCGCTTACATTTGGATTCCAAATATAAATGTGTAATTGTTTATCCGTTTTATATTCTTTTTTACAGAGTTCCCACATTTTTCTGGCCCAGCAAACATCTTCCGCAGAATTAAAATCTATAAATCTTACTTGTTTTGCCAATTCTGTTCTAAAGGGACAAACTGGAAATGGTGGTCTTTTACAAATTCTTTTACCACCTATTACCCCATTCGCTTTCCATATTTGAGTTCCGGGATTTTCTGGATCGTCTACAAATCCATCTTGATACCAATGAGATAATTGTTCAAGTGGCGGAGTTCTATCGTGTGCTAAACTAAAATCAACAACCCATTCATCTCCATCAATTATTGCTTTTTGTGCATGGGAAATCACATCTATGTTTGGATGCTTTTCGATAATATTACAGACAGTTTTAATATAATCCTCCGACACATCATCATCGTCATCTATTAATACTACAAACTCACCTTGAGCCATTTGTATCAATCTGTCTCGTTTTTTACCGACAGTAATCTTTTTATTATCGCCCAAAATTATCAATTCTACATCTTTTCTATCACCAATTTGAAACAATAACTTATTGACTATTCTTGGCAAAAATCTATCATCAAACATTCTTTTTGGTATAGTTGCAATACCTATTGTCAATTTAATAGGCACTGGTTCGTCAATTACAGTATCTGTTGTTTCTTCTGACATTAGCGTTTCCCCGCAAATTTTGTTGTTTCTGATGTTTTGGGATTAAATTGATATATGTACATTCTTTTTCCAATCAATTCTTCCGTTTTCATTAAACCACTATCCCATAGACGGTGTGAATAATCTTGGTCTTCTCCGTGGGAAATTTCTTTATAACCTATTTTTCTTGCTATTTCCGTTTTAATTGTATTCAAGTGATTGGGTGTTCTGTATTGAATCCCATCTTTTCTAAAATGTCCACCACAGACTAAATTATGAATAAATGGTAAATTGTGATGTGGTAAAAACCCTACAAGTTCCACAACATCTGGTTTATTCTGTAATGCTTTTACAATATGAGAAACATAAATGTCCGTAACCATATCATCATCGTCAATAAAGCATACATATTCACCCTTTGCTTTACTTAATAGATTGTTTCTTTTTTTACCTACGCTGTTTTCACCATTATCAGTTTCGGTTACAATTTCTACAATATCCGAAGCATTGCAGTTTTGTATTTGTTTTTGTAATTCATTTACCAATAGATTATAACTAGCAATTCTATTTGGTTTATTTGATAAGTGTAATATACCAATTGTCCATAAAGTATTCATATTAATCCCTTTTGTAATCGTTCCTTAAAAATTTGTCTATCAACAGTATCTAATGATTCGCATTTAATTCTCAAATCATCCTTAATTGAATTCCAATCGTGATTTATTATTTGTTTATCAATATCAATAATTTTATTCAGTTTTCTGGCAATTCTTGTCTGTTCATCATCTGCAAATAAACTTTTATAGATTGGGTTATAAATGTATCCAAGTCTATTGTAATATGCATTACCCATAATAGATAAAACCATTAATGATCCTCGACCTGGTATATGTTGAGTGAATGCTGCTTTATGAGCATTATAATTTAAACAGCCATCGTAATCGGGGAAATGTACAATCATATCATTACAAATGATATCATCGTAGTTTTTAACTTTTATTTTCATGTCATCGGAGATTAACAATAAAGTTTTCCACCCCTGAGTTGGTATGTTTGCATTGCATGCCTCTATTTTTGATTTACTATTACCAAAATGATAGTCTAAATCCACTTTAGATTTACAATTTTCTAAAAAATAACGCATTGGATTATTATTACAAGTATCGTCGTCACAATCCATTGTTATGATAAATTTAACTTTTTGTTTCCCGGATAAATTATCAATATACTGATTCAATATATTTTTAAACAATTCAGGTCTTGATCTTGATGGATATTTAATCAATAAATCTATCATGGTAGAGGCTCACTATTTGGAAAATTATTTGATTTTCGATCTCTATAAATTTTTTCTGCTTGCTTTGTGTTTCCAGAAGGAATGGTGGGATGAAACTTATGTGTACCACGCAAACGATGTTCGTGATATTGTTTTAAATCACCCCTTATCCACAAGCAATTGTATTTAGTCGCAACTTGATAGAGTTCAGTATCCGCCCACATGTGCCAATATTCTTCCCACATAGGACCTTTACCTTGATTGATTTTTTCCCTAAACTCTTTACCCAACCAAGCACTTCCGCAGATTTGTTCGCAGGTATCACAAGCCATGCTTCCAAACTTATCGCCGTATGGTTGCATTACACCAAAAGTACCACCAAAATGACGAACAAATTGTAAACGTAGTTGGTGTGCTTCATAATCTGAATCTGGGTACATATCGTCACCAGCAGCAATTATTATTTCATAATCAGACAATAATCCAGATAGGTAATTTACTGCTTTGGGCCAACCTCGATAACCACCAATGCTAGATTCTGCAACGATAATATCGGCTAACCCCGAGTATTGAGAAAGCAATCTATCTGGGACAACTACGGCAATCTTATAACCCTTACTTTTCCAAACCGGAAAAGTTTTCTTTGCCATTTCTATATTTGCACTGGGTAGTGCTAACCACACATCTTCTTTCATTTTCCTACCTTTGTTTTAAGTCTTCTGCTTGCTTGCATATGTTCAACTACTACTGGCTGTTCTGGTTCAAACCATTTACAGTCAAATACTTTGCAATATGACTGTGGAAAATTAAAAGTACGCAATCCCATTTTATCGTAAGATTCCCATACCTTTTGTAAACTTTGTTGCTCCCAACGATTGGGATTGTTTCTGCTTTCAACTTTCCATGTATTGATTAGACTTCTTGCAAGCGGAGTATTGTTAAAATACATTGTACCTCCAGCAAGAGCCTCATTACCAAGATTCCAAGGTTTTAAGTGTGCATTTTTTGGTTGATTCCAAACATTAGGAATCCAATAACAGCCAAAATCATAATCACCAAGTTTATCAAACAATTCTGGTTTATTTCTAAATCTACCATCAGCATCCACCCAAATAACACCACCTTGGCATTCATGTAATGCTTGTTCTATTACTTCCGCTTTCATCGTGCAATTATGAACCCAAGAACCTTTACTTTCTTTGGGATATGCTTTTACTGGCAATTGAAAATTGTTGCAAGTCTTAACAAGTTCAATTGCTTCTTCTTTATATTCTGGTGTATAAAAAGTAATTACAGTTACCATTTTGGTGCCAATTTATTGTCATGAACATACAAAATATAATCTCTTCTACCCAATTCAACGTCATGTTTTGCCATCATATCGACAAGATTATCAAAATCTACTTTTGGTTGCCAACCAAGAACCATTCTTGCTTTGGTTGAATCCCCCAACAATTGATCAACTTCGGCTGGGCGATAATACCGTGGATCGATTTCCACATAATCTTCGTAATTCATATTATATTTTGCAAATGCTTTTTGACAAAAATCACGAACAGAATACATTTTACCAGTAGCAACAACATAATCATCTGGAATATCTTGTTGTAACATTAGCCACATTGCTTCAACGTAATCACCAGCATAACCCCAATCACGCAAAGCGTCCATATTTCCAAGGTACAATTTCTTTTGCAGTCCTTGATAAATTCTACCAACTGCTCTAGTGATTTTTCGAGTGACAAATGTTTCACCTCTTCGTGGACTTTCATGATTAAACAGAATACCGCAACTTGCGTGTATTCCATAACTTTCTCGGTAATTTACAGTTAAATAATGTGCATATGCTTTTGCACAACCATAAGGTGAACGAGGATAAAACGGTGTAGTTTCCTTTTGTGGGACTTCTTGAACCTTACCAAACATTTCACTACTGGACGCTTGGTAATAACGAATCTTTTTTCCTGTTCTTTGTTCGTATTCACGTATTGCTTCTAATGCATTTAGAGTACCAATTCCACCAACTTCACCAGTATAAACTGGAGCATCAAACGATACTCTAACATGACTTTGTGCCCCCAGATTATAAAACTCATCTGGACTATATTTGTTTATTACATTTGAAATTGTATTGTAATCTGTAAGATCACCATAATGTAAGAACAAAGTTTTATTGTGAATTTCTGGATTATTAATTAGGTGTTCTATTCTAGCAGTATTAAAGGAAGAAGAACGACGAATTATGCCATGTACCTCGTAACCTTTCTCCAACAAAAGATCTGCGAGATAAGAACCATCTTGACCGGTTATTCCTGTAATTATTGCTTTTTTCATTGTCTATTCACTTTCTGTTCTACTGAAGCTAAACGATGTAAAATCACTGCACCTTGACGACCGTGCATTCTATCTATCTGACAATAAGACTGTGGTAAAAACTCTGTCTTGGGTTGTATGTCACACCAAGCCTGTTGCAGAGTCCATTGATCCCAATGAGTTGGATTTTGTTCCTGCATCTCAATCCAACGATTACACAATCTAATACTATTTTCACACACTCGCATGAATATAGTTCCAGAATTAAACCAACAAGGAGAAACATTTGTTGGCCAGTTGTTGGGTAAATGAATTCGTTCTCTACCAGCCGGCACTTTACTTCTACCGCCTGGTTCTCCCCGAATCATAAATTCTTGATCACCCAATAAAAACAAATCTGGATATTTAATTATTTGTGCGTCGCTGTCGATCCAAACAACACAATCGTTGGGGTTGTGCGTCTCTAACATTTTTTTTATAAAGTGAGACTTAATAGCACAATTTTTAACCCAAGAACCTTTATTTTCTTCCAATGCTATGGTGTATTTTAGTGAATGCTTTTGCAAACTTTTTTCTAAATCTTTTGCAAGTTCTCGGTAAATACCATTATCCGTGTAATAAGAAACAAAATGTAAGTTATTCATTTTCTTCTTTTTTGCACCAAATCAAAATAAGTTTGCATATTTATTTTTTTACGATCTTCTTCTTTGTTTTCTTTTTGACGCATCATTCGAAAATATTCCCTCCTATTGCGATCCTCTTCGGATAATTTTTGGAGTTCTTTAATTTCTTTAATGTGCTCTTGTCTCTTTTGTTCTTCTTTTATTTCTATTGAGGAATATACTTGCCTGGGAGCAGTCGGAAATCTCTGAACGTTTTGCAAAATTTCTTCATTGAATTTTGGAACAAACGATTCAAATACAGGTCCACATTCCCAAGAATACCAATTATAACCTTTTGATAAAGCAACCGGATACCAAGAAACTAATGCACCTTTTATTTGATCTAATGTCTTTTTAAAATTGTGTTGTTTCTTTGTATCAAAATTTTTTAATTCATAGGAATATTTTGTATCAAAGGACAATGCCTCTAAATCGTTTCCAGCAAATATTATATTTTTCACACCATTAACATGTAACCATTGTATGGCAAATGTCAAAGTTTTATGTGGTCCACGTAGGAGTGGTTTGTTTGGATCAAACAACAAAGTTTGATAATGTTGATTTGGTTCTCTTCCCTCATGGTACGCGTGAGTTATTACTTTTCTGCCAGGCGTTTTACCTACTTTATTTGGAACAATCTTTACTATGCTTTCGTTATTCCAAGCATCTTGTCCCTCTTGACCATGCATTTCATTTAAATGATCCGCAATAAACCAAAAATCAGGATTTGGTATTGAACGAATTGTTGTACTTATTGCACATACAGGTAAACCTAATGAAGCAACATTTACTTTATTTAAAGATGGTCCTGAACATGCTACTACACATGTATCAGTGGGAAATGGATAACTCATTTACGTTTTCCTCGTAATATTCATCTATTGCAGTCTTCAAACTAGCAACATATTTGATTGGATCTTTTTGGTATACCATAATAGAACCATCTTCGCATGACATTAGAATTGCGATATTTCTAATGGAAATTCCTGTTCTCTCTTGAAACATTATTGCATATGCGGTTGCTTGCATAAAATATTCTTGAATATCTTTTTCGTCTTTAATTGCTTTGCTTGTCTTGAAATCTATGACAGATAGTTTTCCATCATATTCAGCAATACAATCGACTCTTCCAGCCATACGCAAAGTGCTTGACCACATTGCAGTCTCTAATGCTTTAATATTATTTATCTTGTCCAATTCACTTTTAATTTGAGCAAACATGTAATAATCGCCAGGTCGAGATGCTTTCTTCTCTTCGACCACGGCGTCTTCGTTCATCAAATAATTTTCAATTATGGAGTGGAATGAGGTTCCGCGAGAAAGAACTCTGCGAGACTCGTCTGGATTTTTTCTTCGCCACTCTGCAAAGAATGCTCTCTTTTTCCAACCAGTTATAGTAGTCACCGATGGATATTTGTTTCCATCTGGTGTCACATAGTATCTTTTTCCGTTTACTTCTTCTGTTTTTAGATTGTCTTCAATTTTCACTATATCATGATTAAACATTTTTTAACTTCAATCTAGGGTAGGTGTACCCCGTAATCGCATCTTGAATCCTTTACCCAATCCACTTCTTTCCACTTGTCCTGAATCAAATGTGCGAACATGTTGTTCATGTCCGACGCCCGCTGGAATATAACCCATAGGCGAAGCAGAACGGCGTCCAGAAGAGTGAGGCATGATGGAAATAAATCCATGAGAGCCTGGTGACATACTAGCAATCTTTGTTGTCTTTTTTCCACTTACCAAATAGTGTCCATCTGTGTGAGGAACGATGTAGTGTCTTTCTAATTCACCTTCATGCTCGTCACCAAACTTTGGTTCTTTGTGTAGATATACTGCCACACCCTTACCACCCTTTAAATGCCCACCAATGGTGTCGTGAATTTTTTTAGCAGATTCTTCTCTTGCCTTACCAGTAACACTAGAGATTACTCCCTGGTCTGTAAATTTTGGATTTGGTGCTGTAGCAGCCTTTGATTTGGCAATATCACCTGCAAATGCGCCACTTGCATCAGTAGCAGCAGTATAAGCCTTGGGTGCAGTCTTTCTTGCTTCTTCTAGTTTTTGTTCAATTAATTGGGTTACTTGTCTGAATACAAAAAAGTCGATTGCCATTGCCATTACTCCTGTTATTTACAACTATTTAGTACTCCGGGAACCTCTACCTTTATAGATAAAGAACCGGACTCTTTTGGAGTCCGGCTCCCCTGACGGTCGAAAGGTAGCGAAATTCCTCAAGCGCATGAATAGCGTAATCAATGGTTTCCAGTGTTCGCGGCACTGTCTCCTAATCGATCCCCGGTATTCAAATCCCTCCAACCACTTATATTTATAATAGGCAAATTATCTGGCTCTAACATTTATTCGTTTTGCCCTGCGAATATTCTCTTGATTTGCAGTGCTGACCATCACCAGTTCTGGTGCGGTCTTATGCGCCCAATCCATAAAACCCATCATTGGCTTTGCTTCTGAGCAACCAACACAGGTATCTACGCCAGGGAGGGCTTCCTGGCGAGCCTTGGGAATATTCTTTTGACAATTCTTACACTTAGCCATATCTTATCTCACAAAGAAAGAGTTCTTGACAGTCTTACGCTGAACTGCGAAAAAAGCATCACCGTGCATCTTTCGCGTCTTAAGTGTCACCTTACCGAGACCCCGTTTGGCAATTTGTGTAGTCACTTGCTTCTTGAAGGCATTACCTTCCCTCTCAGCAGCCATATCAAACTCATCCCAATGTCTCTTGCGATTCATAATATAACTCCAAATAAAAGAGGACGCACTTCTCGTCCTCTAGTATAGTCTTATTTAGTTGTAAGTCAAGTTTTGGGTCTTAGGTCTTTATGGGCCTGTGTCACACATACACAGGTATGTAGACTTTTGTAAGAGTGGCCTTATAGAGTGAAGGAAGATGCTCCCTTTGTTCTCATAGCGGCCGCCTTGTCTCTTCTTAAGCCAGCCAAAGCCTTTTCTGCTTTGTCTACGTTCTTAGAAGCCTCTATCTTGCCACATTCGACTTTAAGTTCATCAAAGTCTTGTTGAATTAATTTTTGTTTATCTGGATTATTCTTGGCACTAGCATGTTGTCTTTGGAGTGCAGCCAATCTTTCATGACAACGAATGACTTCCTTGTCCAACATTTCTGCACCCTCTTTACGACGTTGCATTGCTTCCATACCACCGGATACAGCGGCTTTAGCCAAAGGACCACCAACAACATCTAAAGCGGCAGAACCTATTGTTTTACCAATACCACCCAATGCACCCTTTAAGAAAGAGCCAATTTGCTCTTCAACGGGTTCTTGGCATCCGCAATCTTCTTGTGAATTTAAATATTGTGAGAAGTTCTTCATAGTGCCAGTATTTATAATAGTCGGAGAAACAGGATTTGAACCTGCGACCTCCTGGTCCCAAACCAGGCGCACTACCAAACTGTGCTACTCTCCGAACGGATAGAGAGGGATTCGAACCCCCGGTAAGTATCTAGTACCTACGGCGGTTTAGTAAACCGCAGCCTTAAACCACTCGGCCATCTATCCAAAAGCGTAGTGGAGGACTTGCACCTCTGTTGCTCTGTATCAAATCACCCCTTGCAAGTAGGCGATTCTAGTCAGCGTTAACTGAACTACGCAGAATGCGAGCGGAGGGACTCGAACCCCCGAAGTCGAATGACAACAGATTTACAGTCTGTCCTCGTTGCCGCTTGAGTACACTCGCAAAATACCCAAGGTCGGGATCGAACCGACGACTTCTTCCGTGTAAAGGAAGCACTCTAGCCGCTGAGTTACTCGGGTTTAAATCTTGGCAATAATGATTCCAAGTACGGAAATCACACAACCAATAATTGTCTTAGTATCTATTTTAAAATCAAAGAGAAAAAGCGGAAATGCTAGGACCATAATTGTCACACCAACATCCCAAATACAATTAATAATCATGATTGTATTTGGATCTTTATAGTGACGAACCAAACAAGTCCAAGCAGTCACACTCAATATTGCTGCAATTGTTGCCAAGGTATATGCAAGGAATGCATTCTTTTGACACTTATCTGAATACGCAACAATTGCATACAAATAACTGGAAACGGTAATAGCAATAAATCCAATAATATAAGGCATCATAAACTCCCCGAACTGGACTCGAACCAGTGACATGCGAGTTAACAGCTCGCCGCTCTACCAACTGAGCTATCAGGGAATGTTTCTCAAAATTCCGTCTAAACTTCTCATCAGTACCGGATCATTCCAACAACCGGCAACTTTAAGAATTTTGTAACCAAAATTTTGAAGCAAAGTATGTATGTTGTTTCCACCAACAGGATTCATGGTATGAACAACAACCATACCACATTTAATCTTATGCTCTACCATGTATTTTGCAACATCATAACCGGTCTTAATTTCATCACCAAGATCGTGATCTAAAAACACAATATCGTATTGGCGATAACCAAAACCATTAGTTGCAGCATTATAGTTGATAGCCCAAGCCGCACACCAATTCATTTCTGTTGCTTGCTTGGAATATTCACTCCAACGCTCAGTACTATCATCTACAAACAAAGTATTCATTTTTCTTCTGTCTTTTCTTGTTTCGTTCTGGCTTCTAATGAGTCATAATAGTCCATGCGCTCAATGGCATCTTGAAGCCCATAATACTTTGCCATAATCTTTTCTTCTACAAATTCAATACGAATTTGCAAATCTTTGCGCTTTGGGTTATCATAATAATTCTTGGTTTCGCCCTTATGTTGTTCAATAAGACAACCTTGGGCTTCTCTCAAGTAACCGTGTTCTTCTAGAAGAACAGCAATTGGTGCGTACTTCAAACGGAATGTAAACTTATCAAAAGTTTCATCTAAAACCCAATTGATGGCACCTTTTGGTGACCATAATTTTGTAATTTTATCAATAGACTTTTTAACTCTCTTCTTTGCCATCTTTATGCTCCTGATGGAACACAATAAAATGTTCCGGTACATCTTCTGGATTGTTCTCTGCTCTTATCTTTGCTCGGTTATATTCAACATCAGTTAAAAGTAATGATGTTACTTCTCCGTTGGCATCAACATGTGCAACAAAATAATACTCTTCGTTTGCAGTTGGCTTCTTGTTTTTGTTTTTAATTTTTCCCTTGGCCATTAACCGCTCTCCTCGTCGAATCTACGACGAATATCCTGTTTGTGATAAAATCCCATCAACTCATCACGAACATCATTTAGTAAATCGACAATACTATCAGTAGTATATTCGTGCATTAAAGCACGAGGCGTAGACAATTCTAGTAGCGCCTTGTTGATTCGTTCGATTGTGTAATACTTTGGATTCATAAGTAGCACGGGTGGGACTCGAACCCACACTACACAGATTTTAAGTCTATTGACTCTGCCGATTGGTCTACCGTGCCGTAGTACCCGCAGTAGGACTTGAACCTACACGCTTCTTAGGGCAGCGGATTTTGAATCCGCTGTGTCTGCCATTTCACCATGCGGGCGTGAACTGTATTATATCATGCCTCTGTCTTCAATGCAAGTGGTTGTTGAGGATTTCTCCCCAACAACCGTGATCCGTTCAGTCGCGGGTGGATCAGACCCCACTGCTTCAAGCAGCCATTGCCATTGGTGCGGCAATCAATTTTTGCAACTGTTTATTTACGACACTTGTTACCCGTGTCGGGTATCTCCTTCTTCATTACTCTGCGCCAATCGAAGCCAGTTCAGCCCCTTAAATACCTGAAGCCCGGGCTTCAGGAATTGCCCCCTGCAAAGAGGACTTTACTCGCCATCTCTAATAGACTTGCAGAATCTATTTCGGTTAGGCTAATGGAGCCGAGGGGAATCGAACCCCTGTGTTGTTCGCATTTCAATCCAATATCAACAATACCAAAGATTATTTAGTCCATTTCCTTTTGATCGCTTATAAAGTCGTCATATAGACCAAGTTCTTCATCTAATTGTGCCAGTCTATCAAGTGCGTCGCGGCGAGGAGTATTTAGAATATGCACTGCTTCTTTTACAATAGAAGCCAATCCATGCACATCGCCCTTTTTTAGCGTTTCGCTGTAGTATCCATCATAGTCTACGAGGATAGCCCATGCGCGGAACATAGTTTCTCTAAGTTTCTTATTTTCTTCTTCAAGTTGCTTAATCTTTTCTTCGTTACTCATCCTTACCCTTTCCCCAACCATTTTGAAACTTTTGCATGGCCTCGCGCTTAATTTGAGAAATTTCTTTTTCTAAATTTAAAACTCGTTCACGTAACTTATCGTTTTCAATTTCCAACATTTGATTACGCAAACGCAATGCTTGATTATTCATCAAAACATCTTCAAACTCCCAAGAACGCTCAGGAGAGCGATTAGTCTGCTCCTTCAACCAGTCGTTGTGATCCATATTCATTTTTTACCTTCTGTATTTCTCTAAGTACGCGAATCTCTTCTGCGGCGTCACGGCAAACTTCAAACACCTCGCGGTTTGCATCGTGCCATTTATTAGCCATATTTCTTAGTCGTTGTTCTATGTGTTCGCTCATTCACATCTCACTTTTATTCTAACATTGTTGTCTTTGGATTCTAGCAATTCAATCGACTTGATGGTGCCTTCGAACTCCATCATAGGATCTCCGACCATTAAAAATGGTCCACCTTCAAAGTCGAACATCTCTAGATCCTTCTCGTTGCCAGAGCAACGATAGAACAGAGATTCCCCTTCAATTGTCAGGGAACCGTCCGCTTCTTCTGTAATGAGGCGATTAACTCCGTATCTTGATTTTATTAGTTTTGTCATCATAAAGTGCGGTAGGAGAGAATCGAACTCTCATGTCGGGTTTGGAAAACCCGCGTAATGAGCCATTATACGACGACCGCTTGTTTTCACGCTCTTTTGCCATAAAGAGCCCTTGACTGATGCCACTATGGTTTCCATCTTGATAACCATTGTGATAAGCAGTTCTATAGTACCAAATTTGAAAGGCAATGATAGCGCACAGACCTGATATCGAAAGTAGTATTGTTTCCATGCAAGTATGTTTGCCTTACCATATTTTGAACAGAATCTTAACTTTAGTACACCTACGGGGACTCGAACCCCGAGTCACCGCCTTGAAAGGGCGGGGATTTAGCCGGTTAATCTATAGGTGCAGAAAGCCCCAATAATCACTTCATCATAATATCGCCGGGGCCCAGCGAATGTATTTATCAACCTATTTGCACTCCGTTGCAAACCTTAGAGCAGTAATCGTACATTGCGATACCGCTGGCTGTTCCAACATTTAGACTTCTCACTGATCCATACTGCCTAATATACACCAACTCATCACACAAGTCAAGCAGTTTCTTCGGGATTCCAATCTGCTCCTGTCCAAAAATCATGAGGACAGGCTTACTGCACGGCCAACTAAACTCATCAATTGGCTTAGCATCTCCAACATTGTCAACTCCAACAACATACATGCCACGCATTGCCTTTAGAAGTTCTGCTTCTTGATCTTCCTTAAAATGGCGGAAGTGGGTGTAGTTGTGTGTACCGACAGTTCCACGACGATCATATTGCTTATTTCCATAAATCCAAACGGAGTTGGCTAGAAATGCATTAGCATTACGAATCACCGTAGCAATATTGAAATCATTTCCAAGATTACTACAAAGAACAGTAAAGTTGTTGCGCTTGGTGTCAAGATCTGCAACAATATCTTCGTGCTTCCAGTAATGATAGTGGTCGATGATGTTACGAGTTTCGCTCACTTGTCGTCCTCCTTGTTAGAAGGAAGCACATCCATCACAACAAGATCATCAAGGTCAGTCCAAAAACAGGTGTTGGCAAGTTCGTTGCGGAACTTCCCCACCTTGCCGTTTGGGGAGATTTCAAGCAGCGTCCATTCGTTGCGTTGAATTCTTGTGATCCCGTCAGTCAGCAGTAGCCGCTTGCCTATTAGTTCTTCCCATTTGTATTCGGTCACTTTCCGTTCTCCTTGAAGCAGTCCCAGCCACGGTCTTTCATGTACTTCATGGCGATCTCATGGAAACGATTGCTGTCCACATACATCACAACGGTATCAGCTGAATCAACCATCGCTGCGAACTCACAGCAAGAACGCCTCGCCTCGTCGCGCTCTTTGATTAGCCGCTCAATCACTTCTGCGATCTCATCGGCACAGTTGATGCTGTGAGACAGTCTCTTGATCCTTGCGATGGCATCGTGTTCGTTCACTTGGTTTCCTCCTTGTCGGTAGAGTATAGCAGGTAAATAGTGTGGTGTCAAGCAAACATCTTGCGGATCTGCTGGTAGCCGTAGTATGCCATCACGGACACTCCCATGACAATGGCTACGGCTTTGATGTACTTCCAAAAGTTATTCATGGCTTTCTCCTTTCTGTGTTTCAGTTGATGACTTCTGCTGTGACGGGAACGGGCTTTGACCGCTGCTTGTACTTCTTGTACAGGAAGTAAGCAAGGTAGGCAAACGCTGCCAAGACACCCATCTTCAATAGGGACGAGAACCATCCGCTGCTGGGCTTCTCATTGGGCTTACTACTATCCGCTTCCTCGGTGTGTGCGTGGTTCTTCTTGCAAGCGCATCCGGAAAAGTAGAGACTGCTGTAGTGGCGCAACTCGGATTCAAGGTGACGAATCTTGTTGTCCTTGCTCAAGAGTTTCCACTTGGTGTCATACAAGTGAATCATGTAGAGCAGGGACACCACGACGAATCCGACTGTGGAAAGCCCAAGCAAGATGTTGAGAGTGTGTGGGGTCACTTGCAGTCCTCCTTGTAAGGAACATAACGATCCATTCGGTGTTCTTCGCAAACTGTTTTAAGCCAAAAACCACCTTGAGTTACACAAACTTGACCGGGATTACCACAAACTTCACAAGTCTTGCCACTCTTTCTTTCCGCTTCAATAATCCAATCAAAAATTTGATTATCGGCACCACTAACATAGAAACGAAGAGTGCCAAACTTTTCTTTGACCTGATCTATGCGGAATGGGAATTCAACATCCACGAACTTATCACGATTGGCATCAAGATAGTTTTCTATCTTTTGTAGAAGTTCATGAAGAATTTCAGTCCAACCAATACCACACTCTATACCAAAAAGAATGCAACAACCTTCATTCTTAAAGCACAGGGGATACTTTGCTTTCCAATCTTCAAAATCAAATTGTTTGCTTGTCATTTTGAAAAACATCCGGGTAGCGTTGTTCTATGGAATAATCCATAGGGAAGTGCTTACAAACTCTGTACGCTCGCTGCCGAATTGCCTTAGGGACGCGAGGAGTCTTTGACGGATCAAGTAGATCGTAAAGAAATCTACGAACTGCTTGTAAACTTTGAACTTCTTCTTGTGGCAGTGTCATAAGTACGCGATTCAGGAATCGAACCTGATTGAACCGATTATAAGTCGGCCTGCGAAAACCGTCCGCCCATCGCGCAAGTTATAGATGTATTATACTGATTCTTCTTCGTTTGTCAAGGAGGTAGTATAAACAATCTTGGACTTTTTGTTGTTCACATGGCCAGAAGGAGTCTTCATAAAGTAGTTACTCTTCTGGCGATCTTCGTCATGACCAAGACGGTAGTTGATTTGCTCTAGACCAAGTTCACGCATTCTCTTTTCAGAAATGCCATTGTCATAGCAAAAACGAATAATCTCTCGTGCAACTTCGAGTGCTTGCGCTTCGTCGCCGTTAATTGGAATGTCGATGTGTAGTCTGTAAGTCATTCTTTATATTCTCGCTTGTCGTGCCAGTAACCGTAATCGTTCTCTGCTCCGTGCCGTGCCTTTAGATCAATGTATTGGAACACTGCCAATTCTTTGATGAAGTCATCTATCATTTTGATTGGTTCTTCGCTGATTGGCCATTCTTTGGGTGCTTCTGCTTGCCAATCACATGGACGGCACTTGTCGGGATTCTTTTTGCATACTTCCATTTCTGCAACGATGAGATCGCCCATTTTAACCATATTCAACAAAGTTTCAAGTGCTTTTGCGCTTTGATAATAGAGATCCTTTTTGGGTAAATCTTCTTCCTTGCGGGCGAGATTGCGGAGTTCGTAACACATTTCCTGAATACGCATAAAGGTATCTCCTTATTAGAATGTCCACAACTATTTAGTATGCCAACTGCTCAAAACCATCATTTGTAGTAAAACGAATGCTGTGAAAAACCTTAACACACCAAGGCATGCAAAGTTCACAAGGACGAGCCATACGCATGTCGCCAAATTGATTAAACCTAATATTGATTAGGTGCAACTTCTTTCCAAGAAGCCGCTTTTCGATCTTCTGAAATGCGTCCAGTTCGGAATGCATTTCTTCGTACATATAGCCAATTTGCTTCGCCTTGGGGTGAGTCTTGAAACGATTCATACCAACAGAAACAATCTTGTGCTTATGCACAATAATTGAGACATGCTTCTTTTGCCTGGGAATATCCAAGCAGATAGGATAAGCAACATCAAGCAAAGAATCGAGAGTTGTATTAGTCATTTAAATCTTTCGCTTACGCGAGATCGCAAACAAGGCCGCAACACCAAGCATAACGGACACGCTCGGTGCTGGTACTGGCGGACGAACAGGGCAATCGGGACACGGAATACTTTCATTTCCGGCAGTAATCATTGCGACACTTTCGACATAATCGTGTGCAATTGGCAAAAACATATCCTGATCTACACCCTGCACAGTATACACCAAATTACCCTCACGATACAACTTATGAATCCAAAAACCATCAAATGAACCCATAAAGAACGGAGTAGCCGTATTGGTATAATTACTAACCGTTGGCATTTCAATTGCTTCTTTAGTTTCAGTAGTCATGCTCAAAGAGCCATCAAACTTAAGTGGTAGTGTGTACGAAACACCCATGTAAGTTGAACCCTGATAGTTTGAAGAAGTGAAACGCTGACCTTCGCCGTAAATTGTAGATGTTGTTGTAATCATAATATAAACCCTTTCAAAGCGTTCCCGAGTGGATTCGAACCACTGACCATTCGCTTAGAAGGCGAATGCTCTATCCAACTGAGCTACGGGAACAAAGAATAATGCGGGCACTTTCATACCCGCATTATATCAGAAGTTGAATCAACCTTCAACTAATTTTAGTTCAGGAGCAACAACTTCTTGCTGCACCGGAACAACCAAGCCATTGCCAAATGCACTGTTGTAGTGATTTGCAAGATCCATCTTAGCATCAACATGCCAAGCAATTGCGTTCCAGCGGACCAAAATACCATTCTCAATCTCACCATAAGGAATCCACGGAGCCATTCCGAGTTCTCCCTTACCTGCCGGAACAAGAATGGCAGCCTTCTTAAGAAGAAGACCGTTTTCCTGTTGCTCTACCTTTGCGATTAGTTGTTCGCCCGTCGTCAATCCTACTAGTTGAATCATTGTCATTTCCTTTCTTTCCAAAGATTCTGTCATAGTTTTCTGAATACTTATCCCAGTCTACTCGGCGATAAGCATCACCTTTACCAGCGCCGTGTTTACCTTCCATAACATCTCCTTATTCAGAAAAGCCACTTACTGGACTCGAACCCGCAACCTGTGCTTTACAAAAGCACTGCTCTACCATTGAGCTAAAGTGGCAACTGCCCCGCTTGGATTCGAACCAAGAAGAGGAGGTTCAAAGCCTCCCATGTTACCGTTACATCACAGGGCATTAAAGAAAGAGCGGAGTTATTTATGCTCCGCTCCTTCAACCCTCAACCCGAGGATTTACCGATTAGCGGCAACCGCCAACGGTGTAGTTAGAAGGACCAACGAGGGCGACGCGCTTCATGAAGTAGCGAGTGCTGCCATCACGGTTAGTGTGCGAAACGATACGCCAGTTGCCGTAACGCTCAACAGTCTCCTTGATGTTGCTGATGGTGGCACGGAAATTCTTGACACCAAACATCTTGCTGGCCTGAGCAGCGGTCAATCCGCGACCTGTGTGGAGATAGTTGAGAACGCGATCCTTCTTAGTAATAGTTGTCATAACGAAACCTTTCAAACCGGCATTCACTTAAACACAAATAAACTCTGCCGTTAAGTTTATTTGCTTTTGGAAGTGCCTCCAGCAGGGGTCGAACCTGCGACCTATCGGTTAAAAGCCGAATGCTCTGCCAACTGAGCTATAGAGGCGTGAAACGGTTTTGTAAAGAACCGTAAACTTTATGACGGTTTCGTAGTTATGTAGAAAGTTATCCGTAAACTTTTCTACACACTTGAGAGACAAGTCCTCTCAAAAACCTTCCGCAACCTTCACAATCTCGTTTTAGTTGCTAGGGGGTGTTCTGCACACCTTGTCCTGATCGGATGCATTCTATGAGACTTGATACTCCATCAAATGCACACGCGATGTGTTAACTAATAATAAATAAAGGTTCAAAACATTTAAATAGTAATCATTGTTAACACTCCGTTGAAGGTACTGTGTTTCCTGTCATGCTCATAATTATACTGCATTTCCGTTGTTTGTCAAGCAATTTCCTGTCCATTAAATACGGAATTGATTTGGCGGTTTACCCGAACGAATGTCGTACACTTTGGCAGATCCTTCAGACGCTTGGCGCCAACATAGGTGCAAGCCGAACGAACACCACCAAGAATTTCCTGAACGGTATTGTCGATTGGACCAGTTTGCTTAACCTTGATAGTCTTACCCTCTGACGCTCGGTAAGTGGCTACACCGCCAGAAAACTTGTTCATTGCGGTTTCTGATGACATTCCGTAAAACACTCTGTTTCCAGATTCATCATGTTGTGCTGCTTCATCAGAGCCCGCAAACATACCACCAAGCATCACGAAATCGCCACCGGCACCAAATGCCTTTGCAACATCACCTGGGCATATGCAACCACCATCAGCCATGATATGCCCACCAAGACCATGTGCGGCATCGGCACATTCCATGATTGCCGACAGTTGGGGATATCCAACACCAGCAACCTTGCGAGTAGTGCAAACTGAGCCAGGACCAATTCCTACCTTTACGATATTTGCACCAGCAAGAATTAATGCTTCTGTCATTTCACGGGTTACTACATTGCCAGCAATTAAAATCTTACCGGGAAAAATTTTACGAATAGTTGAAACATATTCTACAAACTTTTGCGTGTAACCGTTTGCAACATCAATACAAATAAATTTTACAGCAGAGCAATAATCGAGAATATTGGTTGCTTTAACGATTTCTTCGTAAGAATTTGAACCCATTCCCATACTATAAACAAAGCAATCAAGGTCTGGATTGCTTACAAGTTGTTTGTCGTAATTTTTCATCCACTCTTCTTCTGTGTAAAACTTATGAATGCAAGTTAACATTCTGTGTTGAGATAGTTTTTCTGCAACAGAAAAAGTACCAATACCACTCATATTTGCCGCTGCAATAGGAATTCCATCCCAAGCAACATGCATTCCAGAACTGTCAAAATCAAATCTGCGTGAAAGTGAAACTTCTTTACGACTGTTTAGTTCACTTCGTTTTGGTCGAATTAGTACATCAGCAAAATCCAACTTCACATCATCTTCAACTTTCATAATTAATCCTTATTGTAATTGGCGTAAAATTCCTTGAAGAAATCCGACTTACCATATGGAGTGTTCTTGTTGTGGAAAGAATCTTCAGAAGAGGTAGTGTAACCGTCTTCCCATGCCTTTGCAACAAGTTCTCTCACTTCGGCGATACTAAACATTTTTGGTTGTACATTTTGTTCATTCATAATATTTTTTTCTTCCCACTCAAAATCATCAAGTGACAGTTCTTCATTATTAACATAATAATGTGGATATTTTACTGGTTTTGGTCTTATTTGTCTAATTGTACGGCCACCGACACTTGGAATTTCCACGACTTCATAATCTGTTTCAGTTATGTCGTACTTTTTGGTGTTAGATGTCCGATTGGTCGGTTTCATCTGATTCAGTGATGTCATTAATGGCTTGTTGTATTCCATTTAGTAATTCTTTTTCAATATTTGAAACCCATTTATGATATTCAAACGCTTCACAATCAATAATTTCTTTAATTACTGGTGGAATACGGATTATAACATTATTTTCGTGCTTTTCAAGTAGATAATGCAGCAAATCCGAAGGGGATTCGGACTCCACTATCTTCTTATACTGTCCTTGTTCATAAAAAAACAACTCATATACGCCATCTTTAGCATATTCTATGAGGGCTTCGTACTTTTTTCTTGCTTTTTTCATATACTTATCCGAAAAAAGGTATAAATTTGCTCATAACGAACAAATTATACAAGGTACGAGTAAAAAATCAAGCAGATTGCTCAGGATTTTCTTGTTGTTGTGCTTCTTCTTGTCCCGGTTCAGCGCCTTGTTGTCCTTGTTCAGCGGCTTGTTGTTGTGCTTCTAGTTCTTGTTGCTGCATTTCTGCTTCTTGTTGCTTTGCCATGACAACTTGAGCAGATAAACTTGGTATTAATTGCTGCACAACACGATGAATAAACCATTTTCTATCGGGACTTTTAACATTTTGTGTTTTTGCCTTTTCAATCTCTGCTGCATTTGCATTTTGCATTGATGTTGAAGTTGGCATTACACTTTTTTGCGCGGCGGTTTCTGCTTCGTTTAATCTCATTTTATTCCTCACTAACCTATTTATGGTTGTACATCATCTTCAAGATCTCTGTAATAATCAGAAACTCGAACTCTTAAATATTTTTTGGCTTTTTGTAGCAAAACCAACTCTTGTTGTGTTAATGCTTCTCCGCCTTTTTGTTTATCTACCAGTTCTTGAACAATTTCGCGCATTCTCCATTCAATATCTTCTCCACCTTCTTCGTGCGCGTCTTTTGGAGAATTTCCTCCCTGTTCGGGTGGTGTCCCGAACATTGCTTTGATGTAGTTCTCAAAGTCATTTGGAGAAAATTCTGGCTTCATGAAAGTATTTATTTTATTTTGCGTGTTTAAAATACTCAATTTGTCGCAAACGATTTTTTGCAGCCGCTTTAGTATCAAACTTGCCCATATTTTTACCCTTCTCAGAGCGTACCACATATTGACTACCCTCACGACGAATAAATTCAAGAAGATGTTGCTTAAAGGTCTTCATATGTGTATTTATAAAGAAACAACCTCCTTTTGAGGGGAGGTTGTCGGACCGGAGATGCTATCTCCGGTGGGGTTACAAGTATGTATATTACTTGCCGCTTACTGCACCGACGAGGTTGTTAATAGCATTGACAACCATGTGGACACCAGCAACAGTAAAAGGTAGTACAGCAAGGAAGAAAAACCAATGAGTTGGGTTCTTCCAGCAAAAACCACCGAGGGGGCACTTCTTAACGCATGTTTGTGTTTGTTCCATTTTTAATCTCCTTTAAAATAAATGAATTAGAACTTGATTCCCAAACCAGCCGTAACGATTGCGTTCGCTTCGGGCGTAACAACATCTTGATACACGGGAATACCTACTCCCATGTTCAAGTCTACATTTGAAGCAACACTCCAGTTGACTGTTGGGCCAAGGAAGAGTTGTGCTTCACCACTATTGACATAGTACAATTGATCAAATTCAAGACCGAACTTGAAGGCATTCCAGTCGTATGATAGACCGGTTCCCAAAGAAACGACATCTGAATTTGTCTTTGCACCAAGCCAAGTGATATAGGATTCGCCACCATTGAACCGATATCCGGCAGTTTGAGTGAAATCAAACATCCAGAGCTTGCAGTTAAATGCAGCGTTGAGGTATGGATCTACGTTAGCATTGCGGAAATATTCCGAACCAACGGGGATGTACATACCAGCACCTACAGAGACGCCCCACTTATCACCGGACAAAACATCCCAAGCACCACCAAGATTGATGTTGCTTACAGTTGTGTTATCGTCCTGTGTATAAACTGGAACATCCAAATCAACATGGAAATCCTTGTTGATATCCAATGAGAGGTTTTGGTTGAGTCCAACCAAAGTAGAGCCGGCACCCTTGAAGGTGTGGACTTCTACAGTCTCATTAAATGACCACTTAAGATCCCAATTTGAAACCGGAGCAGGAGCAGCATTTTGTGCTGCCGCGGAACCGGAGACTGCAAGTGCAGTCAAAACTGTATAACCTGTATTCATTCATTTCTCCTTATATAAAAATGTCAGTACAGTTACACCTCGCACTTCTTGAGGTGTAGGGGTATATAGTATCAACATTTTTTGGCTTGTCTAGCCTTAAAACGGAATTTCTATTTTATATAAATAAAATAAACTAGGAGATTACTATGACAGACTCAAGATGGTTAAATGAATTAACAAAAACCTACGTTCAAGAATCAGTAGGTCAACCCGCTAATTTAAACGAACAACGCATTCAAGAACAAGAAGAATACATTCAACTTCTCGAAAGTGTAATTTCCGACATTGTAGAACAATATAACATCAATATTGAAGCAATTTTAGAAGAAAAACAAAAAGCAAACTAATCAAAATAACAAAAAAGAAAGAACCCCGGTTGATCCGGGGTTTTTTATTATATCTCTAATGGTTTTCTTGTTAGACTTGTAATTCTATCAATCTGTTTGGTAATTGCAACAGTGCGATCAGGCCACTTAATATAATCCTTGTCGGGATTTTTCAAAAGGTTATACAAGAGAGGAAGAATCAATTTTTCCAACGATTGCATGTTTTGTGTGTACTTTGCAATTGCTGCTTCTTTTGCCTCATCAATTGCATCGTTGGCCTCTTCTTGTGCCTTTTGAATTGTTTGCTCGGGTGTATCCGAGAATTCAAAACTGAAATCTTCTGAGAATGGATCTGCTGGATTAAATGTGTTTGCCATTTATTTTTTCCCCTTTTTATTCATTTCATCTAATTGTTTAGCCAAATCATACATCATTGGTCCGGCTTCAATCAAATTTCTCATATATGGTTTATATGTTTTTTTCCCACCCGATTTAGAAGATGGTGATTCTACTTTTACTCGTATTTGCAACAATCTGTTTGAACTTTTTACAGAATCCACATATAGTTCTACTTTTGGATCACCCTCTTCTTCATCAAACTGTACCAATATTTTTTTACTTTTCAATAGATTGGTATAATCTTTAATAAAGGTTGGAGTAAATGCTATTCTTTTGTATGTTCCCCTTTCCAACTTTACCAATTCAATACCGGGTTCACCTAGTGTGGCACTATTTGCTATAAGTTTTGTGAGAGTAGTATAAAAAGCAGAATTTTTAGAATTAATCATACTTTTTAATTCTTTCGCAGCCTGCCCATATACAAACCTTCCCGCTTCCTTTAGTATTTTTTTTAACGTTTTCAATCTCGCATTTTCTCTTGAAGTAAATACGATATCCTTATCATAATTTTCTAATAGTTTGTTATATTTTTTTTCCAGCCCAACAATGTCTATGCCAAGCGTTTTTTTCCAAACCGAAATTTGTTTAGTAAATTCCTCACCCGATACCTGAGCAAACTGATCACCACCAGCCACTTTCAGTGAAATCTGACGAGAGTAGGTTTGTCCATTATGTGTAATCTTAATGTCCGCCTTGGTCTGCGTTTGTGCGCCAGTACCATCTGAATGAACATCTACCGCATCTATTATGCCATTCAGAGCGAATTGGATAGCATCGCTTTTCCATGTCTCGTTCACATATTCAATTGCAGATGAATAGAGATCTTTAAAAACATCCATCTGTCTAGTTTTTTTGACTTTTAGTATATCCGTATCTGCTTGTGGAATGTTAATTTGCAAAGTCATATTGTCTTTGACTTTTGTACCGGGATCGGTAACAGTTTTCTTTAAAACCTTCCCAACACTATAAGATCCGTAATACTCTGCCAATACATCTTCCACCATAGCCAAAGTTAAATCTGGATAATTAGATTTCTTATCTTTTGGACGATTTATAAATTTAGCAAATAGAGCAGCACCTACAATTGCTTCTGCTATGTTACCTTTATTATATTTTGCTCGTTCGTTGGCCATAAAAATATGTATGGTTTCCTAAATACAAAAAAGGAGCGTCAATTATGTCAAATATACCAAATAATATCAAGAAGATGTGGGAAGCAGCAGCAAACATCGAAGCCATAAAGAAGGGAATGAGCAAATCGACAGCGAGCATTCCCGGTGGACCCAAGAAGGAAGTCGGTGGAAAGATTCACGGGATTCGTGATGAAAAGGGAAACCTAAAGAACTAAACAAAGAACAAAGAACAAATAGAGAGCCTCCCTTGATGGGAGGTTTTTCTTTTGGGGGGTTCCTTTTGGAAATGTCTATAGGATTTGACGGGGGTGGGGGTCCCAAGTAATCATGTATAGGAATTGACGGGGGTGGGGGTCCCATGAGAAGTATTTGAGGGAAACAGGGGATGGGGGAGCCTTGCCCCACCGGGTCCCACCCAAATATCCCTAGAAATACTGTTTTTCCTGCCAAGTCTTGCTCTAGAAACCCCTATGTTTCGCCTACGATCATAGCGTTTTCAGCACATCGCGCGGCAGGCCATAGAAGCCGAAGGCCAGTACTTCGAGCACGCCAGAGTTGCTTTGATCCCACTTTGGGTCGGGGATCAAAGTTTCTGTGGCTCCCCGGCAACACGGCAAACGAAAAAGCCCCCACGAACCGGTTAGGGTTCGCAGGGGCTACTATGGGTTCTGATCTACTGGATCAGGACAGGTTCTTGGCGATGATGTCGGCGACTCGTCCCATCAGCACACGGCTGGTGCGCTTGGACTTCTCGGTCTTGGCGAAGGTGTTCTTCAGCTGCGTACCGGTCAATCCGGTCAGGTTAGCCTCCTTCACCGTCTTGGTGGGGACGATGATGAAGTTGGAGTCGAACCCGTCACCCGGCAGGGCGGCGAAGTTGTTCTCCTTCATCGACTCCTTGGCGATCTCCGCGACCTTGGGATTCGTACCGATCAGCATATGATCGAAGTACCGGGCGCTGCCGATGAGGAAGAACCCGACGACATTGGCACCGGTCTTGTGCTTCAGGTACATACGCAGGATGGCCGTGGTGGAGCACTGCATGGACACATTCGTACCCCACCGGGTCTTTTCCTTGCGAACCGGGATCGTCCAGGTCTTGCTACCGTCGACCAGCACCGGGATGGCGTTAGCGTCACCCTTGGCGGTGTAGATGTCGAACGGGTGCGAGCCAGTCTCACCATCGGTCAGGAAGCACACATTGACAACCTGCAGGCGATTGTCCCGCTTGAACTTCTCGGTCACGGGAACCATCGCGTACACAGCTTCATCGAGCGGCGTACCACCGAGGTTGAATCCCGCAGGAGTCTTGGCGGTGTACGCATTCGAGTCCTCCGCGATCCGCAGCATCATACCGGCGGCCACATCGAACTCGGTCTTGCTCATGCGGCTCGACAGAGTGTTGAGCAGGTGGAAGTGGCTGAAGCGGAGGTAATCACCAGTAGTCTGATACCCGTGCTCGTCCTTCTCGTACTCCTTGCACACGGAGGGACGGGTGAAGGACTTGCTCGACATCTTGCCGGTGAGGTTCATCTCCGCGTACTCCGGCGAGTACGAATCGGAGAACAGATAGACCTCGTAGGGGATGTTGACCGACTTGCAGAACATGACGAGGTTCAGCAACTGGTAGATCGTCTCGCGGAGGTTCTGGCTCATCGAACCCGACCAGTCCATGCAGAAGATCATGCCGTGGTTCTTACCCTTGGCGATCTCCTCGGTGGCGAGGAAGATGTCATCAGCGAACTTGTAGTCGTTGATACGATCCATGTCGATGATACCGCAACGGGCCGAACGCGTACGGCGCGACTCGTCGGCAGCCATCTTCATCTCAAACTGCTTGACGAGCATCTTGATGGCGTCCGCGCTGTTCGTGCGGAAATCCTTGAGCAGCTTCTCGTTGTTGAGGCCGTTACGCTGCGCGACAGCGACGAACTGGGGAACGATGGTCTTGAAGTCAACGAGGATCGAATCCATGTTGAGCGTCGGCATCTTCCACCGACGAACCTGCGTGGCCGAAGTGTCCACCATGTTCTTGCGGTTACGCTCCTCGGCTTCCGCAGTCACCGAACGAGTCGGCTTGCCGTTCTGATTACCACCGGTCGACGCGGTGTTGCCGGGCTTGGACTCGGACTTGGACGGCTGCGAGCCGTTACCCTGGTCCTTGTCCTGCTTCTGCTCACCCTGGCCCTGACCGTCCTGCGACTGATCGTCGCTCTGGTCACCCGCGCAATCGGCGGGATCGTTACCCTGACCCTGACCAGTCGGCTGGGTGCCGGTGTTGCCGGAACCCGAGGGCTGACCCTGCGGACCGTTGTTGGGCTTGTTCTGCTGCTGCTTCGCAGCCTTACGCGCACCATCGTACTCGTAGATCTCGGCAGCGAGAGCGACCACATCGTCCCAGGTCTTCATCGCCTCAAGGCGAGGAAGGAACGCAGCTTCGTCCGCAGTCATCGGCACGGCAGTGACGCCGTAGATGCCAGACTTGAAGTGGACATTGAGACGGTCGAGCAGCGGGAGATCCTGCATCGCTTCGGTGTTGAGCGACTTGACGCCAAAGAAGTCCTTGTCGAACAGATACTTGCCCGCTTCGGCGTAGCAACGCTTCAGACCGGGGAAGCGATCCTTCATCTGGCGGTCGATACGAATGTCCTCGCACACATTGAGGTAGTCGTGAATCACGCGCACATCGACGCCGGTATCCGCATCGACAGCGGCGTGCGACTGGTCGATGACGGTGAGATCAGCCGGAGTGAAGAGAGCGTGACCGACCTCGTGAGCGCAGAGCATATCGTACAGGTCACCGCTCATCTCCTGCCAGACGGGGAGAGTGAGAACGCGAGTGCCGGTATCGAACGATGCAGTCTGCGCGGTCGCGTCATGCATGACCGTGAGATTCTCGGTAGCCAGCAGACGCGCGAATGCGTCCTTGGCAGCCGTGTTGATGGCGAACGGGTTAGAAACGGTAGTGGTAGGAGTCTGTCCCATAGTGCGCCCATTGTACCAGGTCCGTCTGGCGCTTGCAAGCCCCTAGAATATAGGGAATAACTGGGGGCGGACGCAGCAGGCCCTGTAAATCTAGGGGTCCTAGGTCCGATAACGCGCTGTCGATGCAGGGCGCCGCGTAAACCCTTGCTATTACTGGACTTACGATTTCTTGGGCGCCCCCTTGCGCCGGACCCAGGGATCGGGTACAATGGCTGCACACGGCCCGCAGTGGGCCACAGACTTCCGTACCGTCTAGTTTCACTCTTTCCTCTTTCGGAGAATCACTACTATGGCTAACGCCACCAACAACAAGATCGCTACCTTCGTCAACCTCTGCGTGACCGAGGGATACAAGTCGCCGCTTTCCCGTTCGCAGATCAAGGCGCTGCGCGCGAAGTACGGTTGCCCGATGCCCGCGTGGCTGATGAAGGACGAGGACCGTCGCGTCGGTCACGGCAAGTACGCTTGCGCGGAGCTCGACGCTGCGTGGTCGACTCGCAACGGCGTCGCTGCTGCTGCGTCCGTTCCGGCTCCCGTGTCCGCTCCGGTCGCTGTCGCGGCTCCGGCTGCTCCTGCGATGCAGGCTCGCATCGCCCGTGCGGAGTCCACGCTTGACGGTAACTTCATCCCGTCGAAGCTGATGACCTATGTGCCGTACGGCAACTACAAGGACATCGAAGCCATCGTGAAGTCCAAGCGTTGGTATCCGACGATGGTGACCGGTCTGTCGGGTAACGGCAAGACGACCATGATTGAGCAGGTGTGCGCGAAGCTCGGTCGTGAATGCATCCGCGTCAACCTCACCAGCCAGACCGATGCGGACGACCTGCTCGGTGGGTTCCGCCTCGTCAACGGTGACACCGTGTGGCAGGACGGTCCGGTCGTGACCGCGATGAAGCGCGGTGCGATCCTCCTGCTCGACGAGATGGATACCGCGTCGCACAAGATCATGTGCCTCATGCGTGTCCTCGAAGGTAAGGGTGCGTTCCTGCCGAAGATCAACACCCAGGTCGAGCCTGCTACCGGGTTCAATGTGTTCGCTACGATGAACACCAAGGGCCAGGGTGGCGAGGGTTCCGAGCAGTTCTCCTCGCGTAGCATTCTCGATGAGGCGCTCCTCGAACGCTTCAGCGGCACCTACGAGCAGGACTACCCCACCAAGGCGGTGGAGAAGAAGATCGTCCTCGGCAACATGGAGGCGCTGTCGTGCGTGGACGAGCCGTTCGCTGACTGCCTGGTGAAGTGGGCCGAGATGATCCGCAAGACCTACATGGAAGGTGGTGCGGACGCGATCATCACGACCCGTCGTCTGTGCATGATCGTGGACAACTTCAGCATCTTTGCTGACCGCACCAAGGCTGTGACCGCTGCGTGTGCGCGCTTCAGCAACTCGACCAAGGAGGCGTTCGTGAACCTCTACACCAAGGTCGACGCGGAAGTGTCCACGACCGCTGATCCGGCTCGCGCTGCTGCGATGGAGGCGGAAGCCGCCGCCGCCGCTGTCGCCAAGGCTACGCGGTTCGACCTCAAGGGTGCTGCGTTTCAGGATCGCGCCACGGTGAAGAACCTCGGTGCGGCGTGGGACGCGACTGCCAAGGTTTGGTATGTCACGGGTGACCAGTACCGCGCGAACCCGAGCGCGTTCGACCCCTTCAAGCCGACTCCGGTGTCGGCCTAATCCAACGAAAGGAACCACATGAAGAATCCTTCTTCCAACAGCACGACCAACACTAGTGACCAACTCGCACTCATCGACTGGACATACGATGCCTGGCTGAAGTGCGAAGATGGGAGCGACAAGGAGGAGCAGTTGCACACCTACCTTGGCGAACTCCTGCTGACGTTTGCCCGTTGCAATCCGCCAGAGCGCCTGCTCCCGCAGGAGTACACCCACTTCATGAACATCTCCCGCGAGTTGTGTCTCTCGGGTGGCATGAGTGAGGACGAGTTTGATTCCAACGACATCGAGAACGCCTAACAGAAAGACCGCACAGTATGAAGCTCACCAAGAAGAAGCCCGTTCGCAAGACCCCCGTCCGCACTCGCATCGACGCGCTGATCGAAGATATCCAAGTCTTTGTAGCCGAATACGAGAACAACTCCACAAACGACTATCATAACGAGATCCTGCGCGTCCGTGATGAACTCCGTAAGATCAAGCGCATCGCCTAACAACAGAAAGAGAACCAACAATGAACACTCTCAACGCAACCATTCCCGCCGCATACCTCAAGTGGGTTGATGCAGCAATCGCATCTGGCCTCTCTACCGACCTCATCAGTCGTAAGCAGGCTCTGAAGGTGAAGCAAGCGACTGGCGCCCGTCTTCCGCGATGGCTGATGAAGGACCCGAGTCGTCGTCGTGGTCGTGGCAACTATTCGTGTCCCGAGATCCCCGAGCGGATCAAGGAACTCGAAGCTGCGCGTAACGCCAAGCCCGCCAACATGGCGTTCCGTGGTAAGGGTATCCCGCAGATCGCCCGTATGGCGCTGCGCGGTAAGGTTTCGATTCGCACCAAGATCAAGCGGAGGAAGTGATATGTGTAACTGCACCGAGACTCACGAATGCGATGACTGCGCCGATGAGCGCGCTGTCGCCGCCGAAGAGATGGCTGATATCGAACGCGAGATCAACATCTTCCAAGAGTTCTACGCCGTCCACAACCTGAAGCCGGTTGTGCGTAAGCCTGTCAACGAACCCATCACCAACGAGGAGTACGATCTCCTCGCTTCCATCGACTCCAACGGAGGTTTCTGCTAATGTCCGACACCATTCTTCGCCGTGCCCACATGTCCGCCATTCAGGAGGTTTCGTCCCTCAATCAGCGCATCAAGCGGCTCGAAGCCGGTCTTGTGGTCGCCGAGTGCATGAACCAGTACCTCGCCGCTCGACTCCAGCTGCACGGTAAGCCGTACAAGATGGATACGGCAGTCCTCACGCTCGGCCAGGCAGCCATTGATGTTGAGGACAATGCTGCCGCACAGAAGTGCATCGACGCTCTGCGTGAACTGATGGGACTGGCTCGGAAGTTCACCGACGAAGCCATCAAGGAACACAAGAACAATGTCGATCTCTACACCGACGACCAGATGACCGCAGATGGGATCATCCGCTCGGTGTTGCAGAGCGTGGACAAGAAGCTTTTGGCTCACCGTGACGCCGAGTTCAAGAAGCATGGCTTCACCGAGGAGGATCTCAAGGATCTGATCGCCGAACTGGAGCGCGACCTTGGCCTTGGCGGGAAGGATTCCGAGTAATCCTACTTGACTTTGTATGAAACCCTTATATAATATGTTCATACATCCGTGTGGATGAACAATACGAATAAGGAGTCATCATGCAAATCAAGTCAGACTACACGAAGAACCAAGTAGAGTTCTTCAACAAGGCGAAGGAAATGTTCCCGAACCAGGCGTCGTTCTCCCGCAAGCAACTTCTCGCAGTCAAGGATAGCCTTGGCTACAGCGTCATTCCCGTGTGGATCACTGGCGACCCGGCGCGAAAGGTGAATCGAGGTATGTACAGTCTCCCCGAGTGTACGACCGACCTCACCTCGCTGCCAGTGACCAACGATACTCGTGGTGCGCCACGGAAGAGCCAGTCAGCGCCGGCCCTCACGACGGCTGACAACAGCGCACAGTCCTGATAGCAGGACACTTGGGAAATGGCGGGGAAACCCGCCATCCTCCTTTTCTTATGAGAGCAATGAAAGAACCACAGGCAGAAACCCAGACGCACACCTTTGTCAACCCCAAAACGATCATGCGTCGTTGTTGGTGGACTGGCAAGACCTCCATCATCACGGTGGAGGAAGATGGATACATGGAGTGGCTGGCTTCCGGCAATATGAAGCCGTTGGAGGTCTGCCTTCCCATGCTAACCCGCGAGGAGCGGGAGCTGCTCATCTCTGGCTTGTCTGAAGCCGGATACGAAGCCGTTGTGGGCCACGGTTTCGATGAGGATGAGCAGGACGAATCAGGTGATTGAGCCTTGACATTCAGACTGGCCCGATTACAATAGAGGACATATGAGCGACAGAGATCGAAACTGGCGTAGAGAACGAGAAGCGCAGCACCGCAAGAGGAAAGAGAAGCAGTCGCCCCGCGTTTCCCATCGTCCGAGACAGGACGATGACCACGACCGTCGATGGGATCGTTTCGACCTCCCCCATGAGGATCACGACCTAGACGACTGATCGTGAAGGGGGCTGGCTTCGGCCAGCCCCATCTAACCGACGAAGCAAGTCTACCGCTTCTGTGAGAGTAGACAACACCAACCCGTTTGAGGATTTCAGTATGAAGAATCGCAACAACAACATCATCGACCGCACCATCAACATCTTCCGCGACTATATGCGTGAGCAGGCTGCCATGCTCGACTCTCGTTCGTTCGAGAACGCTCGGCAGTGCCGCATCGTCGCCCGTGAGGGTGGGTTCCTTGCGAAGTTTGATCGCGCTGTCGCCGCGGACAAGTCGCTTCGCGTGTTCACGGACAACGACTACAAGTACGGTCGTGCCGTCAGCGCCTAATGCGTAACGACAACTGAATACAAAGCCCCTCGGGGTTGAGCCACCTTCGGGTGGCTCTTTTCATTGGGCCACCTAGAAAGCCCCCCTTGACACGGCCCCCAAGATCGGGTATACTGGCCCCATCTAACGAATAGGACTAATCACATGAAGATCGCTTTCAACCCTCGTTTCGTCCCCTCTCGCACTTTCATGCACGACATCGTTGGTCGTGTGGACGAGTACCGCTTCACTCGCAAGGAGTGGGCGCGCCTGCGTGGTTCGTCTGCTCATGGCGTGCAGTCGTTCTTCATCCCCAACAACGCCAAGCCGCATCAGCGGAATCACTACGCCCTCAAGGTGTACGACACGCTGGTCGAAGCGTTCGCCGCGTGGCAGCGTCAGGGAATCGCCGCGCGTAAGCACCTCGCCCCGCCTGTTCGTCGCATCTGCAAGTTCGTCATTGACGGACTGGAGCCGCGTTGGGGATACCAGTCCTGCGTGGCTAGCCATATCAACCGCGTGGGTGGTTGGGATGACTGGGGGTGGGGGCCCTCCGTGACGCTAGAGCGCGATCTCCTGCGGCTGGATATCTCGGGTACGGTCAACGACGACCAGCGGTATGTTGGTATCCGCCGCGCCAAGCGTCTCGGCAAGCGTACTCGCATCCGTGGTGATCTCCACGGTGGTAATGTCGGATTCTTCAAGCACCGGCTCGTCTGCATCGACTTCGGCACGGAGTCGATTGATTTCCGCTAATCAGAGGACACACACATGGGATACTGCTTTGACATCACAGACTCTAGTTTCCACATCGAGGAACGACACTACCCCGACATGATGGATCACCTCATCCAGTTTCACAATCGGCTGATCGCGCAGAAGGTGGAAGTCAAGTGGGTGGATCTGCCGGCGGCGCTGTCGCTGCTCGAAGCCGGTGATCTGATTGGATTCTTCGCTGCGTGGAACTACGAGGTCAAGATCGACATCACGACCGGCGATATCGTGGATATCACCACGATGGCAGAGAAGATCGCCGACGAGGAGAAGCTGTGGGAACAGATTGCGCCTTGGGTGGTGGATTGCTCATACATCCAATGCCACGGAGAAGACGGAGCGTATTGGCGTTGGGTGTGGCGTGAAGGTGCCTACTACTATGTGGAGGCAACCCTGCGCTTCGATGACCCCATCGACTGTGGCTACCGCATCGTCAATGCCAACATGATGGACGACGAACTCCGCGTCGCTCGCAAGGCTGTTGGGTACGACGAAGATCAGGTGCCGCTGAAGCCAGATCCGGTGACCACGCTCAACGAGATCATCAACAGCATCCACCAACCGATTGACACGCAGTACGCTCTGAACGCACTCCGAACGAAGGGAACGACATGACGCCACTAGTGACCGGAACAAAATCTGCAATGCACGCCGACATCATCACCGACATGGAGTATTTGGCTGCCGAGATGGTGGCAGGTAAGATTTCAATCCTGCGCGGAACTCACATCGAGGTGCAACTGACCAATCTGCTTCTCAAGGCAGCCAGAACGGTTCGAGATCAGCAGTATCAGATCATCGAGCTTGAGGAAGCCAATACGGCACTCGCCCGCACCGCGGTCCCCGATACGGTCGAGGGAATAAGCGATCACTACCAGCAGCTGATCGTGGAGAACGAGAAACTGAAGAAGCGTAATGCCAACCAAGCGGCATTGATCGACGCCATCAATCAGGGACGAGCAAAGAAAGTCGCCGGTGGTGGTTGGACACACGACAACATCCCACACACAGAGGTAACCAGCCCATGAGCAAGCCACAGCCAGACATCTTTCAACCCATCACCGAAGCCACCGCGCTTGAGCATGAACTCTCCATCATGCTCAACGCCAAACAGGTTGTCGATCACTTCATGCCAGTCCCCGGCTCCTACCCACCAGGCCCTCAAGTGGCCAAAGCCGTCCGCGTCATTCAGGCGCTGATGATCTTGGTACACGCCCAGCAGAAGGTCGTCATCGAAGCAGAGAATGCCCTTCAGCCCACTCTAGACCAACTGGGTGATACCAAGATGGCTCTCAAGGAAGCCGAACAGCGTGTCGTTGCTGTAGAGAAGATGAGGGATGACGCCGAACAACTCTACAACGATCTGCTCGTACAGATGGCCAATTTGGAGCAGGGTATTCACGACGAGTACAACTCCCTACAGAGCTAACCAAGGTCTTCATGTGATTGCCCCCGGCATACCGTAACTGGATGTCGGGGGTTTTGCATTTGGTCCTGCCAAACGGCGACAGCGCCGGCGCCAGAGTCTACAGCACCCTTTGGCGGAATAAAAATGATCGTCGAAATAGTTCTGGCTCCCGTTTGGCGCGCGGTCGAAGCCGGCATTTCACCCTAATACAGTCTAAATCCATGTCGAGCCAATCGACATAGCTCGAGCTAACCCAGATATTCCGTTTAATTAGTTCTGGCGCTCAAAAACCCCTAGATTTACAGGGGCCACAAGGCAAAGTTTCCCAGGTTTTAGATTTAATAGTTCTGGCGAGCACGAGAAGACGCTCGCCAAATGGAAGTTTTACGACCCGGGCTGTCAAAACTGCCGTTCGATTGGAAGTTTAGCCATTTGGCGCACGCATTGGCTCCAGAACCAGCTCGAGCAGGTGGAGCCAAAACAATTATAACTTGATACTCGGGGTGGCTCCTATATACTAGGAACATGAAGAGTACAGACCGACGAGTTCTGGCTTTCATAAGTCAACTGCGCGAGGAGTGCCGCGCAGCCGGTGTTCGCATCATCTTCAAAAATGTCGCCAAATTGCGCGACTGGGATGACAAAAACAAAAAAACTCTGGATGGCTACTTTGTTCACCCAACAAAAAAATATTCTGGTTACATCATAGTAGCTACCAAAGTACCTCTTCCTAAACTTTTACACACTTTGGCGCATGAATACGTCCATTTTTTGCAATGGCGCGCCAAAAAACCATCATTTTACACGTGGTCTTACCTCGCCCACGAAAATATTACTGAAAAATCTGCGATTCGGCTCCTCGAAGCACATAATTTGCCCATAAACCTTCGAGTTCGCAGGAAAAAGTCCAGAGCCTACATCAAAAAACTGAAGTCTGAGGGATTCTAACTGGAATTCATCGACAGCGACACTCTAGACACTCAGGGTTTTCTCTGAAATACCCGTCGCTTCGCGGAGTGTCTAGAGTGTCGCTGTCGATGCGCGCGTTTGGCGACTGGAAGTTCTCGATGAGTCGCTCTTAAAACGTGTATGACTCGATTGGAAGTTCTGGCGTGCACTGTCCGAATCGAAGTTTTCACACAGTGCCGGCGATTGGAAGTTCGATTGGAAGTTTTAGAGTACCTCAGCTCGACATGCGCGATTGGAAGTTTTGGCTTCACAAAACTTTTTGGAGTTCGATTGGAAGTTCCCAGAGGCCAAATAGAATTCGCCCCATTCGAATGGAAGTTCTAGCACATTACTGCCACCCCAGAACGATTGGAAGTTCTGGGATACATACTGGTAAAGGAGTACATTATGCCGGCGTATGATTACCAATGCAGTAAGTGTGAGAGAGTCTGGGAAGAGATCCGTAAGATCGCAGAACACGACGAACCCGAGAGGCTTCCGTGTCCCCATTGCGGCAAGAAGAAGTGCGTACAACAGGTGGTCTTAGAGGCCCCTGCGATGGCAATGGACACTAATCACCGTATAGATGGGAAGGCTAAGGGTGGCTTTAAAGATGTGATGAGTAAGATTGCTGATTCTGCGGGCGTCAAAGGTGGCAAGTTAGAGAAGGCGATTCGTCGCAGATACCTCTAATCCCCCAACAAACACCGAATCTGGCCCCCAGACCCCCATATATTTCACATTATAAATACCCATAGATTTCAAAAATGTTAACAAATTAAAGAAACTAAAGGATCTAACCATGTCAGACATAGTAAAGAAATACCAACACTACTTCGCAGAATCTACTCGCTTACAAGAACTCGTCAATGAACAGGCTGCTTATATTGCAGAACTAGAGGAGGCAGTATTGGCTCTCTCTGAGGATTACTTTGATTCTGATGAAGCCTCTCGGGCAAGTAGAGCAAATGTTAAAAAGGCTACGAAAGTATTGGGTGCAAAATCACCAGCCGCAAAGGCAGTAGCACAAACTCATGCTGCTATTGTAAAAAGTCCTAGAGCATACGGTATTTCTGATGATGAGTTGGGTCGCCGAGAAGGTGACGAGTTTGACGTTCTTGGTAGACCATTTACTGGAAAACCAACATTGACTCCAATTACACCAAAGGCTTATGATGGTTATGATGTTGAACGCGCATATAGTGGAAAAGAAAAAGGAATAAATTTGGGATCTATTGATAAGGCTGCAAAAGCAATCGAAGCGATTAAAGGTAAAGCCAAAGGTAAAAAGAGATAAACATGGACAATCTAAACAACGACATCATGCAAGCATTGGCTCAAGCATATATGAATATGCTTGCTGAAAGCCACACCCACGAACAACTCATGAAACTCTCTGTTGAGAAGTTGAAAGAACTCAAGGCCGAATATGTAAAAAAGATCGGTGAGGCTGAAGGCGAAGAGAAAGAGAAGCACCAAAAGGAATTGGCTAACATTGAGGACATTTTGGCTTCCCGTAAGGATGACAAGGATGAGAAGGAAGAAGTCGAAGAGGCTTATCGTCTTACTCCCGAAAGAGAAAAGGTATTGGATAAGGCTGATGCAGACGCACAAGTTTCATTGGACAAATCTATTGGCTCTGCAAATAAAGATGAAGCCATAAAGGCACTTGGCAGGTCAACAAGAGCAGAAATCCTCCGTCAGTTGTCAAAGCCAAAGAAAACAGGTGCATGGGCGGGATCATCCGACGACGATCTAAAATCAACATTGAACTATGCGCGGAAATCACAACTTGGTGAATCTGCTAAAGAGATTGTACAAAATATCAGTGAATGGATGAAGAATATGAAAGGTAAGAAGAATGGCAAGAGTAAGTAATAAGGGTAAGGGTCGTGGTGGTTTCAAGCATGTAACCAAGCGCAATCGTCATTGGATGGCTCAAGTGAAATCAACCAATCGTAAAACCGATTTAGCGAGAAAATCATGAACAAGAAAGAACTATTTCAAAGAATAAAGCAACTAAAAGAATCTCGTCAGTTGAACGAACACGTTCCACTTGATGATGAAGAGGGTGGCATGGCTATGGGTGAGTTGAAAACTAGTGCTGAAGCGGCAAATGAAATTGCTGGAATGTTGCAAAACAACACTCAACTTGAAGCATGGGTTCAAAGCAAGATAACCAAGGCTAAAGATTACTTGGTTTCTGTTCGTGATTATCTGAAGAGTAACCCAGATGCAAAAGAATGATATTGAAGAATACATAAAAGATATAAGACAAGCAATTGCAAGAGAAACAGCAAGGACTCCTGCAAGCAACAAACCATCACCATCTGACATCTTGCTTGCTGCAAGAGAGATGATGAAAAGAGCAAAAGATGCAAGATCCAACAAAAGCAATCGCTGAAGCATACACAAAACAAGTTCTTTTTGAGCAATGGGCATCTTCAAAACAAAATGACATTGTTGAAGCAATTTCATTGTTTGAAGAAGAAAATGGTGTAGAATTAACCGAAGAGCAAATCAAGTTCGTAGTAGAATCATTTTTAACTGAATCATATCAATGAGATCATTTCGTCAACATATGAGCGGTGGATATGTTCCACCAACCCCAGAAGAGCGGGCAGAATTAGCACGCGAGCGTGCTGCACATTTTGAAAGACAAATTGCTGGCAGCAAAATGACCGATTTTGATCGTGGACAATACACAGAGATTGGTCATGCTGCAACTACTGGCGGTATTGGTAGCAACGCCGATACAGAACTCTGGGTTCACCACGACGACAAGATTCTAAAGAAAAGATTACCTTCATGGCGTCCACACGGCGCACACCATGATGTTTTTGGTATGGGTGAGTTGAACTATCCAGAGGGTGGTCCTCGCAAAC